AACGTAGCAAAACTATCAACGAGTTGTAACGATATCGTTGCCATTATTTCTTCTCTAATAACTGTTGAAGCAGGGACTTAATTTCAGACATATCTTCTTTTAAATCTTGAACGTCTTGCTTGAGTAATTGCTCTTCTTTCGCCTTTTCCTGCATTCTTTTTTTACGTTCTTTTGCTGCCCGTATCTCATCATTATTTATATTGATCACCGCATTACTCCTAGGGTCTTTGACCAAGTTGGAGTTACCGCTGACAGGTATATAATTCTTCATATCATACTGTCAGGGCAATCGCGCGTAGATCTCGGAAGCGAGGAACAAGTAGATTGTTCTGTGTGCGCATCACAATCTTGATTTTAAACTGCACGAAAGGATCCAACGTTCCTTGAGTTCCGCCAATAGTATAACGATACTCCCTGAAGGTAACACCATCGTCGTCAGAAGGCAAAAGGTTATCGACCTCGGCAAGTACCCAGCTATTATCAGCGATAGTCTCATCTACGCCTGCAGTCTTGTAGTAGACGTCAAACGAAGCGACCGAAGGTTTGTTAGCACCGATAAGAACCTTTAGACCAACTGCTTCATTCTCTAGCGTTACGGTCTTAGTAACATATTTTGCTATAGAAGAACCGCCGTCTGCAGTATTTTCTGCAGTATAGGTCAAGGGTTGATTGCCTCCAAGACCAGCAGAGTCTTGATCGTCGATGATATTCGTGATACAGTGTAGTGAAGTATTTAATGCGTCAACCACTGGTGACACGTACTTGTTAGTGGTTGTCATAATGATACGCAAGTCATCGGATTCACTCATGCTTTGCGCTGTCTTATTTTGACTATTCACCAACATCTTACGAGCAGAGAAATAATTATTGCTGTTAATCACAATATCTGTATAAGACGTATCGTAGACATATGCCAGTTCACTACCAGCTTCAGACTGACCGCTTGTCAGTTTAATCTTAGCAGTTGCGTCAGAAGCGTCTGGTCTGTGAACTTGGAATCCAGTATAGAGAACATCAATCTGTGCTTGCTGAGTTGCTTGCCAGAAGTTTCCACCACCGAATCCGCCACTGGTTGAAGTGCCCGATGAGGTAAATGTGTATCCAGTCACATCCTTTGCGGTGATAGTTTGTAGACCTTGAATCTGACCATCGGTTATACCGCGAAGGTGATCAGAGTCAGCAGACGCACTATCGAAGTGATTAATGAGTACCTTATCTCCCACCAACATTCCATGGAATGGATGGTAAACTCTTACTGAGTTTGACGCTGAATCAACATAGAATGGATTATTCCGTAAACGATAGTTAGGAAAATCATTCATTGCAAATTTTGCTTCGCCGCTCAAACCGCTCCTTGTAAAGTCAGCGATGCTCAAGTCGAATGTTAAATCTTGATTCTGAGAAGGTTCCCAAGTCGTGCCGTTCTGTGACTTGAACAGTGATCCCAACGTTGGTTGCGATACCACCTTCAAGGTTGTCGAACCGACTAGGAAGTTGCCCATAGTAGCAACCCAAACTGTGTAACCAGTAGATTGAGAAAGCAACACGATAGCATATTCTGTTTCTGCCTTCAACTCAATAGGTCTTTCAAAGGTAAAAGTTGTTTTAACAGTAGCATTTGAAGAAGCAGCACCAGACAACTCAGCGGCAGAAAGCGAAGCGACAGCATGCCGCAATCTTTCAGTTCCAGAAGGATAACCGTTTACAACTGGTCTTATTTCGCAGGTCAGATCTCTGGTTTGATCTACGCTTCCTAGATACACACCAACGCTCGTAACAAATATGCTGTGCGTTTTATCATTATAGAAAGTTTGTGCTAATGGGTCATAACGTCTTATTCTTACTACATCACTCGTTCTTTCGGTGATCGTTTCTTCCAAACCTGTGGAAGTAAATTCCGCAGATGCTTTAGAGTCTGATAATGATGCGTTATTGGTGTTTATGTTATAGAACGCTAGCGTTTTGGTTCCAGACCTGAAGTTGAGTTCTTCATTACTCGGCAAGAAGAACGATCCTCTAATTGTTCCGGTCGCATCGCTGGTTAACGTAGTAGCGCCATCCGGATGCGCTGTCAATCCTGTGCTAGGAATAATACGATAGTCTGGGTTGCTGCGTATATTGCTAAGAAGCGTATTATAATCGCTAGTGTTTAGAGAGCGAACCCAACTGGCCATAGCAACATTATCAAAGAATGCGAAGTGCTGAGTATTAGGACGCACGTTTTTAACAATGAATGCTACTTCGCGACTACGCATGAAGGGAACAGATATTTGTTGTACTGTTCGCTCAGTCTGCTGACCTTCGACTTGTATCGCAATTCGCGATAATGTCCTTGTTAACTCTCCTATAGTCGGCGACGATTCGTCAAGCGTTACATTGTTTGCTCTCAAAAATTCTCTAGTGGATTGGGTGCTTGCTTGACTGCCCAATGTATTGTTTCTGCCAGTACCAGTAAAACCATTTCTACCCCACCAACCCCAATCCCATGTGAGCCAGTTAGGATCAACTCTATCAAAATTTCGAAATATTTGACCCGTAGTTAAAACCGCAGATGCCGTATCGACCACTTCTTCTATTAATGTGGTATTCACCCAATCGTCACGTTCAGGCGTTAGGACCACAAACCCTTCATTGTTTATTACATCAAATGGATTGACGTTGACTAAGTCTGAAGCGAGGGATTGATCAATGTAAACTTCTTCGTCGTAATTTAAGAATACTGAATTTTTCTTCAATACTACATTACTACTTGAAGCAGAATCATATCCTGGTGAAACATGCACTTGTTTGCCGGAAGGACGCATTTCGGATGCTTCTATATCAACTGCTGCGGTATGCTCATTTGAAAGCGTGTCCTGCGAAATATTGTTTCTAAAGTTGTCGACGAAGAAACCAGACTTGGTGCGATTATTTCCATTCGCATCCAAAACTTCCAAGTTCTCGGTCTGAAGTTCGAGAAGACTTAAACTGATAGACTCTCTATTTTCTTCAATTTTCTGTTCAAGTCTTCCGATATCCCTCATGGTATATCGTTTGTTGTCCACATAATCGAGGAAGGTATCCCTCACATTCAAAGTGTTTCCGTTCAACTGAATATCGTAGAGGTTCATAGCGTAAGGTTGCGGAACCAATGGATACTCAGGATTATATCTTGGAGTTCCTCTGTAATACTCTACTTCGCCCAGATAGTTTGCTACCAGCCGATCCCTTCGAGGAAGGTAGAATTTCATATCACCGTCTAAGAGTGATGTATTCTCAGGGACTTCGTTTACTACTGCGCCAGTACCAGAGAAACCAGTTCCAGCATCGTTAATTCGTGAACGAAAATCTAAGACATCTCGAAGGTTCACTAGCTCTCCAGTTTGAAGTCGATGAGCTGGTATATCCTTGTACGCAAATCCACCGTTATTATAGGATGCGGCATTAAAATAGTTTCCAGTGCCACTGTGCTCGAAGTAGTCAAAGTCTACTGAAATTCTAGCAGCAGGTGGCGTAGTCCCCGTGTTTAAAATTAATTTGCCGAGGGCATAAAAGTTATCGCGTTGCCCGTTGTCCAAAGTATAGTCAACAGAAACATCATTGCCTGCGCTATCTACTGCGCTGTTTAAGCGATAGATATCTGCCTCGCCAAGATTCAGATACGCAGTTCCTGTGCCATCGCTCTCGATCAGTAGATCAGCAGTAGAATTGGTGAGAACCTTGTTTCGCTCAGTGATATTCTGGCGTTGAACGAATGCTTGTACGCTCATCGTTCCGCTAGTATATCCGCCGACCGTAATCGTTTGACTGGTAACTGAACCTGAAGTTGTAAATGCCAAAGGTTCACTGCTATCTACTGTTACGATCCAGTCTGTAATGTCTGTAAACGCACCGTCACCTGCACCAGCATCAGCGATAGCAATAGTGCCTTCGCCCGAACCGTTTACCGTGGTTGTATAACGTCGATGAACCTTCATATCAAGTTGCATCGTGTCAGTAAATGACGGACGGTTATTAGGCAGATTGAAGAATAAGTTATTATTCGCTATGTCCGTCAGAGTAGTTTGACTTGAGTCAGCAGCAATGTTGACATAATTACTGCTGTCGTTACCGAAAGATTGGACGTTACGGAAGTTCTTTCCAGAATTCATGTTCACGTCAAATAAGTAATAACGATACTCACTATTCGGCGCATCCGTTACAGCACGAATCCTAGCAGAACCAATAGTAGAACCGAGATAAGCAGAATCGCTTCTTAGATCAACAGTAGCAAAGTTATTCGTATCGAAGTCGCCCTTTACTTTATCGGCGAGCAAATAATTACCATAGTTTGCCGCAGCAACTGCATCAGTAATAGTAGTTGTATCGGTCGGCTTTTCAACTCTTATTCGAGAAGATAAAGGTTGAACTCGATATCCATTCACATATGCGATACCAGGATCAACTAAAAGATTTAAATGCGTATTGGCACTATCTTCTTCAAAAGTAGCAACAAAGGGTTTTACTGTATAGTTGCCTGACTCTTCATAGGTTCGTTGAGCAACAAGATCTAAGACCTTGTTATAATCGCCTCTACCATTATTGATCGATACAACTTCACCATCAACAATTTTAGCAGTATAAACAAAGTTATCACTTGAGGTTACTTTCGATCGAGCCGTCAGAGTAAGTTTAATTTGATAACGATCCGCTCCTGGTGCGGTGATATTTGGCACAGCACCCTGATTATCGTAAAGCGCAGCATCGTCATCAGTGGTTAATATGCGTTCTTCTACTTTGAACCCAAGATCGTCAGTAGGAGTAGAACTGTACTTGGAGACAATTGTTTCTTGCGCTTCACTATAAACGAAGTGACCCTGAACAAAAAATACACCTTCGCCGGTGAGTCCCTTGGTGCTCTTACCAAAAGCATTGCTACCAGCGATAACTAAACCGCCAGGATTCAGCGTTTCGCCTGCAGTGAACGTCACAGGCGTCGCACCAGGAGTGCCCGAAGAAGTGTCTGTATAATCAACGAGAAGGGTGTCTGGGTCTCCGTCAGCAGCTGCTATAGTTTCCCGCACTACTGCTACAACACCACTGGTGGCGCCTGTGAGTTCGGTTCCTGCAGCTGGGAGCGTACCGGAAGCGAGTTTTACAAAATCGATCTTATTAACAAAGATATTAGAAATTGGGTCAACGGCAGCACCGTCTTTGAATATATTTCTTCCGAATCTTTCAATCTCACGTTGAATGATAGTCTGAAGTTGTGTAAGTTCCCTTGCCTGAAGCGCACGACCACTGTTAAAAAGGATTCGATGATAGTTATCGCTATCAAGGAAATCATCCTTGTATGTGGTCGCAAATATATTCTTTGATCTATTGCTTGCCATTTATAATTCCACCATTAAAATTGAATAACAATTTTTACGTCTTCGGTTTGATCTGCCGCTCTTGACACGGTTGCTCTGTTATCGAAGTACAACACCTCACCGCTGTAAATATCTATATCGGGTGCTATGAGTGCACTGTCTGCTGTAGTGAGCAAAGTAAATCCGCCGCCAGAGAATGTAACTGCTGCGTTTTCTTGGAAGTTAACGAAACCTGTCTCTTCGGTTTGGTGATAACGAATCGTATCAGTACCATCAAAGTTATCAACATATGCTGAAGCGCCTGATGAACTTTGGGTTATCAACATATCATTTACGATAGTGCCGGAATATGTTCCTGTATCAAACTTGAGTCTACGCAAGCAATCGCCTGTTGCGTCTGTAAATAAACCGCTGCTGTCGTATTGAGTAAAGTTCTTAAAGAAACTAATCTGACGGTAATCGTTATCGGTAATAAAGTCGCCGCCTTCTGCTCCATCAATTTTAACATTGACCATTAAAGATGATGCGCGAAGGTCTTCTCTTGGGTTTGCTCCGATACCAGCGAGCGGACCATGAATAGTTCGCGCGGTTGCTCCTGCACCACCGCCGCCGCTGAACTCTACAGTAGCATAACGATAACCTGTACCATACTGGAATCCTGCGGTTCCAAGTCCATCACTATCCTTTATTTCAATCTTCGTTATCGCGCCGCCAGATACGGTTGCCACTGCAGTTGCACCCGAACCGTCACCGTTAATAGTAACTGTTGGTGTGCTTGTATAACCTGTACCGCCATTGGTGACAACGATTCCAATAATCTCACCAGAGTCTGCAGCATTTTGAACGCTATACTGTTCCTGAGTCGCGAGCGGGTCGCCACTGCCAGCGGAATCTACAAAAGTGGCCGGAAGGAAATTAGCAGACAAATACTTGTTGGCATTACCTGATGTCAACGTGAACAAATACTTCCAAACATAACCATCTGCTGTTTTGAATGGATCGGTAGAAGTTCCTGACGGCAGTACAGTTGAAGTAACAGCCGAACCTGCGCTGTTCTTGCCTTGCTGTAGACAAATATAAACAGAATTGTCTGCCGTCAACACATAGTATGGGTTGATCAGTGAGTTGCTTGTATACGCATCGTCATATGCGCTGTAAATTGTACCAGAAGACCAATTATAGCGAGGTACAACAAACTCGCGGTCAGAAACTTTCTTAATCGATTGCAAGTTTTGACGAAGGTTACGAGTAACTCTAGGACTATTAGAAGCAGCTTCCGGAACCAAAGAACCGCTTCCGTCACTATCCGTCCAGTCTTGTGACCTACCAATGCCGACGTAATGATTAGTCCCTGAAGAATCTATGTCCTCAAAGATTTTATCAATAGCAAGGTCTCTAAAATTATATGTTACTGTAGATGCCATTATTTTATTCCACTACATTATGGTGAGATCGTGAGCGCAGAAGCAGAGTCAACATCGCTAAACAAATGCCAGTTACTCCCGCCCCAAATTAATTCGCAAGCGCCATTTTGCGCTAGATTAATTGACGTTCCGTTAGCAAAACTTGTTGGCGTGATTGTTGCTGTACCTGCTCCAGTAGTTATAAACTTTTTAGAGTGACCAGTAGCAGAAGCATTCGCCAGAGTAAATGACTGCGCGTCAGTATTGCTAAAGACTGTCAATGGTTTGACTAAACTCGCCGCATTACCTGTGCCGCCAGCAGAGTCAAGAGTTTCAGAACCGTAAACCAAACTGCCGTCAAGAGTGACACCAGTAGCACTTACAGATACCAACGAGGATAGTTGATCACTATCGCCGCCAAGATACTGATACAGTTCTACAAATGTCTCATTAATTTTCTCAGCAGCTTGACGAAGCGTATCGCCCGTCCGATCATTTGCTACTGTTCCTGTAAATATATTTTGTCTGGCCATTTATAAAACCCGTTCGATTTTCATTTATTTATAGTCGTTTGTAAAATTATCCTGCCGATACTTTTAAAGTTCCCGAATCATTCCAAAGTTGCCCCGCATTAACAGGATCAGAAGTTGGAAGGTTGTTAAAGACAATAGTGGCACCAGTTGAGACTAGATCTGTCATCGTAACGCCAGCACCGAAAACAAAATCAGAATCCTGAGAGTAATGTATAGAAGCAGAATCCGACGTTCGTATGTCAATTCCGTTCACATTACTATTGGTAAAAGAACTAGTGTCAGCAGAAATGCATATCGAATTGTTCCCGCTTGATAATGTATCAGCGCCTATTGCTATAGAATAATTGCCGCTGGTGCGCGCGTTGTACCCTAATGAAGTTGAATACGTACCGCTACTATTAGTTATACGACCAATTGCTGTGGTCCCGGTGCCGGTCGCGTTCGAACTCCCCCCAATAGATGTTGCGCCGCCGCCCGCCGCAGTTGCCTGAGAAGTATGCCCGAAAGCGGTATTTCCACTGCCGGTTGCATCAGCGTCCCCGCCAACAGCAACCGAGGCACTGCCAGTAGCACTGGCACGCAATCCGATAGCTACGCCACCGATAGATGAGACATTTGAAGAACTTCCAACGGCAACTGATGCATTTGCAGAGGTAGTGGAGTTGATTCCAACGGAAACTGTTGATGACCCACTAGTACTCGCTCCACTTCCTATTACGATTTTGCTAGAAGAACTTCCAATAGTAAGTGTCGTTGGATTCTGCAGATCTGAATCTATAAGTGCGGCAACAGCAGCAGAGTCTAGACCACCACCGCCAGCAGAATTCCATGTAACTGTTCCAGCACCGTCAGTAGTTAATACTTGGTTCGCAGTTCCGTCGGTGTTAGGAAATGTGAATGCACCGGCAAATTCAACCGTCTTATCATTATTGATTTTGAGTACATCAGCGCCGAGAGGATCTTCTAGTTGTATGTTACCACCAGTACCAGGACGTATTTGCAGACTGGCACCATTGCCAATAATCCTTCCTGCTAATTGATTGCCAAGCGAGTTTTGAAAATTAATTCCACCGCCTGTTGGTCCTGCTACCGTTATTCCTTTCCAGTTAGCATTGATGTTGTCTGGACTAATATCTCTGCCAATAACAACATCACCAACATAGGTCACATACGATGTGTTGTCTGTCCAAGGTGATGCAGAAACAGAGTCCCATGCATAATCAGTTCCGTCCCAACTCAAGAACTGACCACTGGTTGCGCTGTCGATGTTTAGATGAGCGTTGACGTCTGAATCGGCGTATCCTGCTGATACAAAATCAGCAGTCGTGTATTCCGTTAACACTCCTGATTCGTATTGCCTTACTTTGAATAGAGAGTTTGTCTGGTTGCCTGTAACTTCAAGCTCTCCAACTTTGACAGCCCCGCCGCCAATGTTGTTTGTATTAAATCTCTCTCCCGCAGTAATAGGTATAGTTGTATAAAGCTGAATATCATCATAATCGCCGGTTGCCCTACCTGAGACGTATAGACCGACATTTAAACTATTTTGATAGGTATATGTTCCCGCTAAAGTATCTGTGGCTACAACTGCGCCATTCAAGTAAAGATATAGGCTATTGCCAGATTTCACCATTGCGTAATGGTTCCAATCTGTCCACGTTGGCTGTATAGAGGCAACAGAGGTAACCCAAGCGCCGTTTTCTGTATGCTTTATTTGAAGCTGTGCCGTAGTAGAATTTACCGGCGTAGCGCCTATGTGAATTAACTCATTGCCTACGCTATAGGCAGTACCTAAAATAATTGCGTTCGAACCAAATGTTGCGCCGTCTGATTTATACCAAATGCCCCAGAAAAAATCGCTATTTGGGCTAGCAGGGCTTGTTACCCAACCTAATGTTGAGCCATTGCCAAAGACATAGGCGTGATTGCTAACCCCGTCTCTGTCACTTGTATATACCGGCGTAGCACCACTGGTGGCTGGAAGGTTAGCACTCCCAGAGTCATTCATATTGTTGCCAAAATCCATCCAGACGTAGGGTGTTGGAGCCGTTCCAGCATCTTGGTACATTGATAGGGGGTCAGTAGCGGCTAAATCAGCAGAATCCCATGCATAATCAGTTCCGTTCCAACTCAAGAACTGTCCAGAAGTAGCACTGATGACGTTTAGATGAGCGCCGACGTCTGAATCGGCGTATCCTGCAGGAACAGAATCCCATGAATAGTCAGAACCGTTCCAACTTAGATACTCGCCAGATGCAGCAGTGCTTGTGTTTAAGTGCACGTTTACATCTGAGTCAGCATACGATGACGTTGAGGAAGCATATTGTAGTGCGTTCCAAGCAGTCGATCCGTTACCAATCTTGAACTTGAATGTATCTGTCTCTACGCCCATCTCACCGTTGGCGAGCGTTGGGTTATTGCTAGTCCAATTAGCGGCAGTATCCCTACGAAGTTGAATTCTAGTTGCCACTTTTATCCTCCTGAAATTGTTTCAACGAAACTCGTTGTTGACGAAACACCGCCATCTATTATTGTTTCAAATGTTACTGTTGACGAACTGCCGCCATCGTACGACTCCAATATATCATACTTGCCTTGGTCCATGGTCTCCAGCGTATTAGACATTCTAATTGCTGGTCTAGACGCAGCACTATCATCATCAAAGGTTGGAGACGTAGCAATAGCAATTTCTTGCAACGATTCATACTGATTCTCAACATCACCCAAGGTGAGATCAGAGTCAGCAGCAAACCGACCAAGTGTATCTTCAAGGTATACTCGCGCGATACCATCAGAGTCTTCTGACGTTATAATACCTGTCGCGTCAGTCACGAAACTCTGCGCCAGAACGCTTTCTTGAGTAAGAATACCAACCTCAGGATCTTCTGCAATGACCTCTGGTGTCAGTATATCTAGTTGTCCTATCGAAACGATCTGTACTTCGTTACCGAAATAAAACCCAGCAGGGTGGACAAAAAGTTTATATGCCTCACCCCAAACACTTGCAGGCAAGGATACTTTAATCAGCAGAGCATAAGTCTGATAAAGTTTATCGTTAATTAAAAACTTATCTGACCCAGCGCCAATAAACGAATCAGTTTGACTTTCGCCGTATACGTGAAAGACTTTGCTTTTGGTGTAAACAATCTCAGGGTCTACGCCATAGAAAGTTCGAAAGAACTGCTGTATGGAATACTTAGAACCCTTTGACTGATACAGAATGCTGCTGTACTTTGCCGCTGCCCTTCTATCCGAAAATCCTTTAAAATAGTTTTCTCCAAGAAGGAGTTCGTTCTCGATATATTTTAAAAGCGCCTCGTTGGTCTGCGTTATATCACGTATGGTTCTAAAGTCGTCAATCGTCACGTCACCCGTGCCGGACTCCTTTAGATGCTCAAGCGCATACTCAAGAAATTTAATGATGTTAGGATATTCTTCAACGAAGTAACTCGGTAGAACATCTCGAACAAAATTTCGATTAAATTCTAGATTGCGCCTGTTTATGTCTTTAGTAGTAATATCCATTATAGACTTGTTACAGGAACGCCTCTGCTAATTGATTCGCCTTCGTCGAATTCAATGATATTATTTAGAGTCGGCGAAACAGCACTCTGATTACCAGGAACTGCTTTTATCTTAAGATAGTTTACGCCAGCAGTGATAGCAGTTGGCGCAAATCCTACAAGGTTTAAAGTACCTGTGCCTGCTACAAAAGAACCAACGTCATCAACTATCACATCGTTAGAAGAATTATTTGCTACGACCTGTAGAATATTAGTTCCGAGTTTATTCTTAATGCTGCAGGCAGAAGTGACGCCAGAGTATCTAAACAAAGAACTGGTGATGGTATGCGTTTCAGAGTTTGGTGCTTCAATAGGAACTGGATACTTCAAAGTGTATGACTTGCTAGTTGATAAATCAGGAGTAATGCGCTGCTGTAATTTCACATCACAACGAGAAGAAAGAACAGCGGTGCTGACATCATCTACCAATGCTAGCATATTTGATCTACGGAAAGACTCAAAGAATCCACCAGTGTTGGTTGTAAAATAATTTCTGACAACTGTCTCAACATCATTTTCGGTTCTGCCGATGGTAAATGTTGTCAAGTTTTGATTAAACTGGAAGAATAGATTGGTTTCGAGATATGTGGTAATCGGATCGGCGAAACGTAGTGTAAATGAAACAACGGCAAGGTCGTTCGCTAAGGCAACTATTCCGTCTTTGATGGTTTGTTGAATACTTGCTTGCACGCCATCCTTAAATTTAATGGACATATAGACGGTGCCAAACTCTGGTTGCAAATTATCCTGTCCGCCCCAAGCTTGTATATCTTCAATAAAGGAACCATATTCCCGTAGAGCAATCGCACTGTAATCTGCAGCAGTCACCAATCGGTTTTGTGCAGCATACTGATACGGTGCGTTCTTTCGTATTGATTCAATGTTTTCTTTTTCAGTACCACCAGATGCCGCTGAAGATGTAGTAACTGATAAGGTATAGTCTACACCATTAACATTTACATCATTTTGCGGCACGAAGATATTTGATCCGTTTGCTTCTGGTCCTGTAGCACGCAAGTATGAAACTGTGATCTGATTACCAGAAGAGGGCGTAACGCCCAACGTTGTGCCGTTACTGAAAGAAAGCTCATAGAAACCATTTGGCGATTCGCGCAAGACGTACAACTTTGAGGTTTCGTCGATTGACGTTGCTTCTGTAATGTTAGTATATGTGACCGTTTCAGTTGCGGACGGTGAACTCTTTACGCTGACGATAGCAGTTGAAGTATCCATCTGTAAATCAGGAATAACATATATCGGATTCTCTTCATACGATCCGACAAGAAATGTTTTCGTTGCGATCAACCCTTCGTATAGTTTAATGTCAGAAGAACCCAAAACGTCTTTAAAGATGTAGATACCGCTGTCATCATTCGCCGTTAATGTTTCTCGTGTTTGAAAAACATAATTCACATTATCAACGCTTCCATTAAATTTGGTGCCAGAAGAAAGTTGAATAATAGAAGGTCGGTTAACAACACCGGATAAGTCTAAACGAAGATTGACAATAGCAACTGATGCTCGTTTCGAGTGAGCGATATACCCTATGCTAGAAGCAAGCGATACCACGCTTCCGCGTAATTGTGCTGTTGTCAAGAAAGATTCGTTTAAGGTAAAGTTTGCTAAGAGCGCGTTATAATGCGTGTTATACGCCAAGACGTCAAGGATGTTAGACAATCCAGATGCCTCGAAGTTATAATCCGTGAACTCCTCCTTCGATTGCAAGAAGGTCTTTAGATTATTTTTAATCGCATTAAAATCTAAACTTGTAGATTTGATTGTTGTATCGGACATTATCTCAACCTGTTAATGAAAGTGGTGAGGGTTACTGTTTCATTCGTAGAAAGTATTGATAACTCTACTGTCAAGGCAAGTGTATGAGGACTACTTTCTGATGCCTTGAAAATTATTTTTCTGACTTCTACTCTTGGTTCGTAAAACGGTATATTAATACTAATTTGTCGCTCAATCTTACGACGAGTTATCGCATCGTTTAGTTCAAATAACTGCGACGTTGCGCCTATACCAAAATCAGGATTAAACGGTTTCTCGCCTTTATCGGTCAGCAGTACATTCTTACATGCCTGAAGAACCGCACCGATATTAAACTTTTTATATATGTCGCCTTTCTTACCGCCACCAGGACCTGGTTTCGCTTCAAAGGTGAGGTCTATATCAGTATACGAAGTCTGCTTGCTTGATACTAAACTTGTACGGTTATTTGCACCGTCTTCGTATGCAACGATTCTTCTAGTGGCCATAAGAAATCACTTTTTTCTTTTATTTATACTGATTGCGGGAGAACCTCAACGAATTCCTTTGCAAGAAGAGTTTGATTAAAGTATGTGAAGATATCATACGTGTCACTCAATCCAATAACTCCAGCGAGTGAACCGAGCAAACTTTCTTCTAAAGGATTCGTGCCGATTATAATTTGGCAAGATAATAAACCGTTCGGGTCAAATGTATCATAGTCCAATGCTATCCATTCGAATATCGCGTGATCTTTCAGGTAGACGGCAAGGTCAAAGGTCTTCGCCAGATCCATTTTACCTGCAGCATTCAAGAGTTTATATACAGCAACGCTGCCGTCTTTCTTTCCAGAAGGTATAGCATTCAACACACCATCGTCAAATTCTACTTCGGGCAACAGATCAGCATAACCTTCTGTTACAACAAAACGTTGGTTTTTAAACGCAGGAGCGTTATTCACCAAATCCACTATCTCTGAGTGTTTGCGCAGATTATCGACCAAGGAAAGTTGATCTACCTTATTGTTAGATAAATTGCTAGTAGATCTTGGGTCGCCTATGCTACCAAGGTATTCACCAAGTGTCTGCGTATCGGATAGTTTTGTAGCAGCGGTAAATTCTTTGTGCCAGTCGCGTTGTACATTTTTAGAATAACGCGGATCGCTTAATCTTTCTGGTATGGTTTTTCTTCCAGCAGAAAACTTCTTGCTGCGGTTCTCTAATGGATTGCCGAGAAGCGTTTCGCCAAGGTATTCACCGACCTCGGCGTTTTCTACACGACCAATCGCTGGCGGCGTTGGGTTATTATAGAACTTTGATAGTCGCCCTTCTTTCAGCAGTGTCTGAATACAAGATGCTTGGTTTACGGTTGGCGACCTAAGATTAAATGCTCTGAACGCTGAACGTATTTCATGAATAGAAGGTTCGCTTCTGAAATAGTGGAAATAATTATCATAAATCGAGACGTTCAGTTGCGAGGTGCTGTCATGATCGACATTTATATCTTTAATACCGTACTGACTTGTCTCTAGGTACAATCCGGTGTTGGTTTGTTTTGCCGCTCGGTCAATGGCGCTGTCAATGTACCAAGGCATCGTCATCAACGGATCATAAGTATCAGGCACCTCGTAATCAGTTGTAGTTACGATGGTGGGGTTTATGCCGGAATTTGTACTTTTTGCTACCACGCATTCCTCAGCTTTGTTTGCCTGAAACGCATGATCTGACGTAAATGATCGTCGCGCGAACTTCGACTTTTGGGCGAATTCAGCAGTCCATGCTTCGGTCGCCTTACCAACTAGACTTCCGTAAAAGGTTGTTTTGTCGCCGGAACCGTTATCAGGTCCGGTGTACAACTTGCCGAAGTGATCAACTGAGTTGCCGCCTATCTTACCAGCAGTCCCAACTGCATAAATTTCTTCACCTACGATACTCGACTTCTTACCTGATATCGCAACGTTTCTCTTTGATGTCATCTTAACATCATCGCTAGAATGAATTAAGTATTCGCCGTTGGTGTAGTTCTCGATACTGGTCTTACCTGCATGACGATAGGTTTGCAGGTTGAGTTTGAATTCATTACCGCCAACCGTACTTTGCTTGTTGCCGCGCACCACTTCACTGGATGTGCGTGTTACTTCAACACGCTTCATATCGCCCACAAACTCGCTGTAACTAGACTTAGCATTTACGTTATAGTTGCCGCCAACATTTACGTTGTAGTCGCCTGTTACGTTGAGTGTAAGACTGCCTTCGTATGTTATCTCACCGTTACCACCAATGGTAACTTTCTGATCGCCGGCAGATACTTGTATCGTGTTCTTCCGAGAATTAATAATCAACGAACCGTCTGGTTTCATTTCAACGCCAGCACCAGTTTCGTGTTTGATTAATATACGCTCGCCACCAGGAGTATCGTCAATCTCAATGACGTGGCCGCTCGGCGTTTCGTTTACCTGATTAAATGGGTACAGAGATGCTTTCTGTGGTTGTATCTCATAACTGATACCATATGTCGACCCCCCATAGTGAAGGTCGTTTATCTTGGCGCCAGTCGCTGCTTTGTTAATAGAAGAATTGAAGAAATAATCCCTGCGCGGATACTCGCCAGTGGGATCGACCATGCCATCGATTGGTACACCGAGGGTAAACTCGCGCGGTTCACCAAGGGCATCATTCTGTAGTCGTTTCTGTAAACTGTCTTTATCAGTAGTCATTAATATGGCACCCAATCATTTCTTGTTACGCCTGTGCTCGTCACGAAGTTGTTAATTTCTGCAGTGGTAAAAGGTTCTTGAGTGAACGTGTCAGTAAATAAATTCAATTTGTTAAACTTACTATAAACATACTCTATGACATCAAACCCAGGATCGGTTTCATTATCATCAATATCATTATGACCCAATATCTGCATTCCTGGGTAATGTAAAAAGACCACCTTCAAGAACTGATAGAAAGTATTGAACTGTTCCCGTGTCAATGAAGATGCAGAAGAAAACTCTTCAACCAAAGAATCGCCAGTGGAAACATTTACACCACCAACAAAAGCAAGTCCTATGCTGCGCGAGTTATGCGAGTTAATTGGAGCATGCTCACCATCCAAGTCCGCAGGTCTGCCTCTCTGTAAAGAACCGTCTCTACGAATTATATAGTGGTACCCTATACCTTCATGACCCAACAATCTATGCGTCTCATCAATCTGCTCGGCGATTAAATTAGCATTGGTGTACGTTTCGGTAGAGTGAACAACCACCTCGGTCACTTCTCGAGTGATATTTCTTATCTCAGCATGTAACTCTTCCAACGAAGAAATAAAGGTAAACTGAGGATCGCCATTTTCCCAGTCGAAGAGGTTATTGCCTATTTCGTATTTCTCTGGGAAAATACCAACCGTGCTGTTTAGAACAATGGTTCCGGCAATCGTCACATCAAGTTGCCCGAGTAACTGTGCGAGGACGCTCGCTGGTTGATCTGAATACTCTGCTAGTATTTCCGCAGCTGCCTCGTCGTTGCCCTTCTGCAACTCTGCTGCTATTTGTTGTTGCGCTTCTTCAGGAATAGGCGAAGTTGCTAAACCCTGTATCACCTCGTTAACACCACCGCCTGTGGTTGCAATGATATTTTCTAAGTAACCAACCTGTCCGCCAAAACTAGAGAAAAGATCATCAGCGTATCCTGTGATAAACGAACCATAGTCGCCGAGGTCAGAAAGAAATCCAGCAAGAGCATCTCCAATATTACCAAAGTCCAGAGAAGCAAATAACCCTGATTCGCTGAGCAAAGTCGCTAATATATCAGCAGGAAATTCAGTGAACTCGCTGAGCACAGCAGCGATAGCATCAAAGTCAGTTTCGAAATTACCTGTTAAGAGGTCAACTGGAGAAGGCAATAAATCTTTCAGTAAATCGAGCAAATTATCAGGTATGAGACTGGTTGCTATTCCTGATATGTCGGATATTTTATCCGTCACTGTATCTTGTGTTGCGTCGGTTACGACACCAGTCGCAATATCAGTTAGGTTGCTTGGCGGTTGTAGTAAACTCATTATAATCCGATTATCTGTAAACCAATTAAGGATTTAATGGCGGCACTATCTGTACTGTAGTTATTAGTGATATTGGTGATATTCACGTCTGGATCAAGTGTTGCTTCCTCGATTATATCTCCGGTAACTTCTGCAGCAGCAATCGCTGTAATCAAGTCAGCGGCATCTGCTGCTTCTTCAAACGTATCCGCTGTTGCCTTATTAATTACAGCAACGATATTCGCAACATCGACTGGGTCGGTAAATGATATTCCGTTTTGTATATCCATTCCAACAGTCTGCAAGAAAGAATCCAGCGATTCAGTCCAAGTTCCGTAGGGACCTTCTTTTCCTTCTAATGTATTTGCCAAGTTCCAAAGTGCATAGGGCGCACCTGATGAAAAATAGCGATAAGGATAATCGCCATTCAACTCCCTGCCGCAAAACACTTTTCCTAGGTGTTGACCGATTGGTTCTGTTGACGAAGTTTGAGTCACCACTGGATTACAACCGACGTTTGCAGAATAATTCAGTTCATGAGTATTGGTGACTATATTGCTTACACTCTTACCGGCATAATCATAGTTGGAGTTGTTTTGTATGCCTCCAGATATAGGACGGTCGTGTAAGAGATGAGAAGTCCCAAACACATACGCTGCTTTACTGAAGTTGGTTATCTTCGTTTTATCGTTACGATTTATTGGGTCTTCAAAGTCAGGGTTAACATCTTGCGTCAGAGTTAAGAATGCGTTTGCAAATCTAAACTCTTCTTTCAATCCAACGTATGTCAAGACCTGACGCAGATAAGCAGCAGGTATCGGAACTGTTGTCTTGTTGTTATACGCATCGAGCAGCGCATTGTTTAGAGATTTCAGTTTTCGATTGATTACATTAATAGTTGCCATGTTATGACCAAATCGTATTATATGCTAGTTCGGAATTACTTTCTGACGTTGCTTTATCGGTATACTTATCCCTCGTTATACTCGAGAAATAATATCTTCGAAACAACTCTGAGGAACCAAGACCTCTAACAGTGTTGCCGATACGAATACCATTATATGTTCCTTTTATTTCGCTCGCCTTCAACAATTTAGATGCCGCCAATCCTTGCGTTGTACGCAACTCTAATAGTATGTAGTTAAGTTGTACTTCAAAGTCTAGGTAAATTGCTTGCTGAAAGAACCTGCCTGCAAAGTTTAAATATCGTTTCCAACGATCGGATAGTTTTGACCATCCCGCGAGACCAGCAAGTTGTTGATCGTCGAAGGCAGAATCTAAACCGCTCACTGTTTCTAGGTTGCCCACTATGCCAGCAGATACAATATCGCTATAACCATTGTCGATAAAAAATTTCATCGCGATTTCACGTTTGCGTTCTAGCGGTTGGTCGTTGATATTTTCGTATCCTGTTCGCTGAAAACCAAACTTGTTTTGTTGTAATACATCATAGGCACTTGGATTGGTCGAAGGATCATCCCTTCCCTGTGCTTGTACTGACGTTGGATATTCAATCTTTGGAACCGACCCAAGAATAAAAGGCAACTGAGACATCTTACCATCAAGGAACACGCCAAATACTAATGCTCCTGGCAACAGTTGAGGATTACCGCCGAGACCAGAAACGCCAAACATATTTCCTGGCATCATGACTTGCGCCCAAGGTAAATGCGACTGCGGTATATCATTGACGTCTTCGCTGTGTATGCCGTGAATACGAATCTTCACGCGTCCCTCAAACCCTGCCGGTGGACTGCCGTCGATGACCGTTGCCATAAACCAACGGGTCTGATCGCCATAATACTCTGAATGAAACTGATTCATACTGGCACGTTTTTCTTACTATTGAGTTTCGTTATTTTCACGGAAGCATTGTGCAGTCTTTCCTTAAAGGTATGCCGCACTGAATAGATCAAATACTTGCCCGACTTCGCTTTATCATATTTTCCGTTCTCATCGTCTTCGTCAGAACTAGAACTGCTGTTGAGGAAATTTACTTCAACCGTGTCGCCGACTGTTACGTTTCTTACGAACAATCCTGTTCCTGGTATTTCTATTTCTACCTGATTTCGTTCTAGCATTGATCTAATAGACACGGACTGAATACGCTGTAAAGATTCTGCTTCTGTAAACGCATCATGATAACTTCTATTATAACCATACGTGCCATATGAAGATACCGTATGAAATAGTCTAGCATCTAGGTCATCGAGGAATACTGGATTTTCTTCGTCATCGACAACGCGATACTCTGGATCAAATACCTGCTGCTCTGACCCATCAGGTATCACGCCATTTGCTGCTAACTGCTCGAGCGTGTTTCGAACCGTATGATGTACTGCGATTCTACTCGAACCGGAAATATCCTGCGTAGTCATCTGCGCACCAATCGCACCATCAAAGGTCATCTTCATGGTTTCTTCAAGTTGCTGTAGTCTTACATTCTTAACGACGAATGCTTTTTTATCTTCGGTCAGATCTACCGTATCGTTCGTTGATGCTGCCGAGTAAGTGTACGGCAGCTTGGCATTGAACGCATCTTCCGCCAGCATTGTTTCTAAGTCACCGATGCGTATATTCGAGTCATACATGGTAGCATATATAAAATAGGGTGCTCCGTTCCTTGTAGTTGCCCTGTTCAGCAACCATTTACTTGCATTCAACGGACTCATGTATGGAACGATGATCCTAGTAGGAGGTTGCACCGAAACTTCCCTTGCGTAAGATATATCTACCTGTTTATTCAGTTCGCTGATGATAATACCAGTCGCGATACTTTCAAGTTTACCGGTGTAAGACTTGCTAAATCTTATGGTAGCATCCTGAAACGCATGCTCATCGACCAAGGAGATGAGATAAACTTCCGTCTTATCGCTGGTGCGTTCAAGTCTTTCGATTGATCGCATAATAAAAGTATGCTCAAAACCTACATTCAATCCTTCGTCAACGCTGGAGACTTCAAAAGAAAAACGTTCGGTTCCTTTGAACTTTATCTCACCCATGATATTACCGTCATCGACAAGCATGAGCATACCTGTTAAATACGGTTTCTCTAGATGCTCAAAGACGTTCAGTTCTGCAATCTGTTTCGTGACTTCTATTTCCAAGTCGCCGAATCGGTCCGCAGTAATGATAGCGTTCGTAATCTTATATTGTTGCCCGCTATTCTGGGGATTCTTAGCAAATTCTGCCATTATGATACCAAGAGTCTTTTGAATTCACTCACGATGCTAGTCAATGCTGCTGGTTTCAATATCTTAATCAGCTTCAGATCATCGTTTCTGTTTCGCAGTCTATCAAGGTGAGTTACTGATACTAAGTCTCCAGGAGTCTGAAGCGCTGGGTCAATGTCTGTCCATACCTTATCAGAATTTTCATAATGGTGCACCGAAAGATACTGTAACGTGTTGGTAAAAACAACTGCTGTTTGAGTCACTTCCTCAGTGTTGTAGATCACCTCTCCATTAGAAAAACCATTTACCGAATCGACTATTATCTGCCCAAGGTCTAGGTTTCTGGAGATAATCGTTCCAGTAGAACCTGAGGATGTCCCTTCTATGGTTTTACCAGGAGTCAACGTGCTAGCAATAGAAGTTTTGGTGGTAATCGTACGATAAGGGTAATACTTCTTCGCTAATGATACAACTTCCAAATTAGATGCCGGCCATCCGCTTTCGCGTAAATGATCGTTTAATAAAAAGAACGTCCAGTGATAACTGGGGTTTCCGTAGAGTTTATTTGATAGTTGATCCGGTCTTTCATCTTCGAAGATGCTATACTTTTCAAAGAAAGATGCGTCGTCCTTTATTTGGTCAATGATGTCAACATAAACAGAAAGGTTGTTGAAACGATTCGTGTTGATATTATCGCCGAACCTGTAATCGACTACTGGAAAATTTCTAAAGAACTTAGACATTAATAACCTTCCCTAATACGTTCTTTCGATAGTGCTTTAGATTCTAGGAATTCCATTTGTACATCCACCTGATGAAAATTACCATCTGTGTGCATGGACATACCACCGGAGTTATAAGTTGTTGAAAAAGAGGTCAGATATGAATGCTGTACTTTCGTGGCAACATCCTTTCCGTTGTATAAGAAGTCAATAGCAAAACGGTTTGGAAACTTGTAACCGATTGAAAAATCAAATCCTGCGGCAGATGTCTTTATCTCTTCAGGATACAGTTCGTCTCGAAAGAAGTATATGATACGTTTAATCTCTTCTGCTTCCTCGGCGCTCTGTGCAATCATGGTAAACGAAAAGGAAAATGACCGCAGTGGCACCGACTCGAATAGTGCTCGAGTGTTTGGGTTTGTTGTTACTCTTGATTGTGATTTAACTGCAGCGCCTATACCATCACCACCAAGATTCGCGGCGATTTTATTTGCTGCGAGTTTGCTTGTGTCATTTGGTGCGCCGGATTTAAAAGAATCAATGAAAGAACCAACTTCACCTTTCGCCGCACCCATGATACCGCCGAGCGCTGAACCTCCTCCAACCATTGCTGCTTCTGCCGCACCGCCCATCGTACCAAGGTCAACGTTGTTATATGTAACACCGTCAGCGATCGCCAGCGAACTTGGAAGGTATAATATACAACTCCTTTCGCCTTCTGTTACTTTCGCGCCACCGCCTGTTTGTGTTTGTTGATCTGATCCGCCACCCTGAAATTCCGCATCACCCGAAGTAGCATTTGCGACTGAATTGGAAAGTTCCTCGGCACCGACAGGTTGCTCTATCAATGGAGTGAAGACTATCTGTCCAGGATAATCTATATTCTTTATCGGGTATCTTAGATCTTCTGCCATGGAAACTATTGGTCCTAATAAATAATAATCCTATTCACCTATTTATAGCGAATTGTGAAAACATATAGCGGAAAGTACAAAGTAAAGAATAAGAAGAAATATCGTGGCGATGCCGAGAACGTAGTCTACCGATCCATGTGGGAGAAGTGGGTCTTTAAATGGTGCGACGATAATAGCAGCATAAAAGAGTGGTCATCAGAAGAAGTGGTCATTCCTTATTATTATGAAGTCGATAAAAAATATCACCGATACTTTGTAGATGTATTTATTCGCTTCGACAACGGAAAAACACTGCTAGTAGAAATCAAACCAGACAAGCAGACCCGTCCTCCGGAATCCAAACGCAAGACCAAGAAGTATATTCGCGAAGGTCTTGAGTATGTAAAGAATATGAACAAGTGGCATGCCGCAAACCAAGTCGCAAAGGACAACGGATGGACTTTTGAAGTTTGGACTGAGAATACGCTGCGCAATATGGGTATCATGCCTAAAGGAAATAAACCGATGCCAGGAAAACTCAAACCGCTCAAACCGTTTAAGAAAGGAAAAAACCATTGAACTCTAAGGGGTAAGAAATGAGTGATTTTGATATATGGATGATACGAGTTAAAGATAATGAGACGTCTGAAATATATGCGAAGTATTGCGCAAAGAGTTGGACTAACGCTGGATTTGAAGTAAATTTCTTTGATGCTGTCACACCTGATACGCTTCATTTAGGCAAGCATCTCGACTTTGATGTCAAGCACAAACCCGCAGAAAAAGGTTGCTTCATCAGTCATTATCTCCTATGGAAAAAGTGTTATGAAGAAGGCAGACCTATTCTTGTTCTTGAACATGACGCATATCTTACAAACCCAGAAATGATCATCTACAATCCAGGATTAGCAATGCAGTATCTAGGTCAGCATTGTATGGAAGCAGTTCTCTATAACCCATGGTGGGCAAAAGAGATGTGTAAACTTGCGGAAGGTATAAAATGCTTAAGAGGACCGTTCGGTATGGTTGAGCATTTTCTAGGTATCCCTGTATCGGGTTACTCTCGATATGGTCTTTTATCTAGACATGGAGTTCCTCATACTCGCTTTCTAGGACCAAAGGCTCCTGTCAAACACGTCATTATACCTGAACTAGGAACATCATTAGAACACAGCAGGGGTAAGACTTCTGACAGAATTATGACAGATCAAGAAGATTTATTTAAAATAGTTCCATTAAGTGTTGCTACAAAAGAATAAATAAGAGTATGGCAAGTAACTTATTCAAAACCTTAGAATACGAAGCATTTCGGGCAGGAATCAATCCTAGGACCAAGCAGTCAAGAGATTGGTTTCGCAAGAAAGCGCAAGAGATCACTTCTGTAAACCGCAGAGGGATCGTCCGTGACGAGCCGATAAAGAGCAAGTCTAACTTTATTATCGGCGAGATGTATATGTACTTCTACGACCCGAAACATAAAGAAACGCTTCCGTACTATGACAAGTTTCCACTGACGATCATCGTTGATTTCGCGAAAGACGGGTTTTATGGATTGAATCTGCATTACTTGCCGATGACTTTGCGCGCGAAGTTCCTTGACGGACTGCTCGATACTGCGACCAATGAAAAATATGACAAGAGCACACGGTTCAGAGTAACTTATAACATGCTAAAAAGATCGAGCAAGATGCGTTACTTCAAACCTTGCTTCAAACACTATCTTGGCGATCATGTCAGAGGCAACTTTGCTTATGTGCCACCAGCAGAATGGGAGATAGCAACCTTCTTACCAACTGCTGACTTTAAAGGTGCTACAGAAAATAAAGTATACAGAGATTCTAGGAAAGCAATTTAATGACCTACAACATAGAACAGTTCAAGGCGCACATCTCCAAAGAACGCGGACTCGCGATGAGCAACCTGTTCGTTGTCGAGTTGCCTTCTTTAGCAGGCAAGAAACGCGCAGACGGCGGTGTCATATACAATTACCCGAGTAAAGAGTTCAATCTACTCTGTACTACCGCTGAACTTCCTGGTCGCCAAATACTCACAGCGGATCGACAGATTGGCATACCATTGACCAAGAATGCCTATGGATATGCGGTCAGCGATATCAATCTAACATTCTACGTGTCCAACACCTACAAAATAAAATCATACTTTGAAGACTGGATGGGCATCGCAGTTTCTAATGCTGCGCCGTATGAGATTGGTTACTATGACGACTACGTGCAGGATATAAAGGTTCACCAGTTGAGAAAGGGTGAGTTATTTAAAGGACTAGATATTGACTTGGGGTTTGATCTAGGGTTGCCTCAGGGTGTAGAGGATGCGCTTCCTACTATTGGAGGCATAGACTTGGGCGAGTTGTCTGAAGGCAATCTAAGTATTGATATAAGAAGTGCAGAGAACACGGTTTATACCTGTTCATTGTTTGAAGCATTCCCGACTTCAATGACAGCGATACCTTTGTCGAATCAACAAAACGCATTGGTAGAATTTAGTGTATCATTGAGTTATAAGAATTGGAGAGGAGAGTTTCCTCAGCAGAGTAAGACTACATCTGACACTGTGGAGGATACGGTCCGTGACATTGTCGATGCCGGAACTGATATTGTGACTGATGTTTTAGGTTTGTAATTTTATAGGAGAATATAATGGCTTTACCAAAGTTAAATGAAGTACCGATGTATGAAATGACTATTCCTTCAACAGGAAAGATGGTCAGATATAGACCCTATCTTGTGAAAGAAGAGAAAGTCATGATGATGGCATTTGAATCTGGCGAAACACGTGCAGCGTTGAGGTCAGTGATTGATACCATTGAAAAATGTCTTGAGGAAGGCGCTTCTATAAACATGAACGATTTGACTTTATTTGATATCGAATACATGTTTATTAAATTACGTTCCAAGTCGGTCGGCGAAGTTTCTAGTTTAGTTTCCCCATGCACCAACAGTGAGTGTAAACATAAAAATCCCATCGACGTTGACTTAGATTCCCTAGAAGTGATGGTCCCTAAAGACTCAAATGTTATTACGTTGACAGATAACGTGAAGGTTGAGTTCAGGTATCCTTCTTATAAGTCGATGTCTGAGACTAACATGGACAAGGTAGAAGAAGACCCCGAAGTTGCCCTGGAAATGATATCAAGGTGTATCGTGGCAGTCTTACATGGTGATGAGAGAATTAGCAGCAAAGATGAAAGTCTTGAAGAATTGAAATCCTTTGTAGAAAGTTTAACTTCTTCTCAGTTTCAAAAGGTATCCAAATTCTTCTCAGATATGCCAAGGTTGGAAAAAGAAATAACGTATATTTGCGAAAAGTGTAGCACGCAAAATACTATAATGCTGAAAGGAATTGATAGTTTTTTTTAGTGTGCCTTTCTCACGATAACCTTGTGAATCATTATAAAACCAACTTTGCCTTGATGCAGCATCATAATTATTCGTTAACTGAGTTGGAAAATATGATGCCGTGGGAAAGGGAAGTTTACGTGACTATGTTGATTGAGTATATTAAGGAAGAGAACGAAAGAATAAAACAAAAAAACGCATCAAACTAGAGTTGCCGTATGTCCGAATTAAAAACAGTCATAACCGAACTACAAGACGAGAATATACAAGATAAATTAGAGGTAATTGCCTACTCTAATCTTGAGATACAGTATTGCCTTGAGTCTATAAAAGGTGTTATGAAAGAAATTCATAACGTCTTGTCCGATACGTTATCTTTCAACATCGATGTTAAGGATAAAAAGGATAGAGCTGAACGGTTAGGGGAAGGCGATCGAGAAGAAGATCGGAGGGAAAGTAGAGAATCGCCGGAGAAAAAAGGTAAAATAGGCGATGCGTTTGCTGCCGGTAAAGAAGACTCTTCTTTTGGATACGGTTCTATATTTAGTAATTTGAAAGGAAGCATCACCGGAGTCCTAGCAGGAGTTGCTGGGTTCGCTGGTATGTTGACAGGGTTTACCGTTAGTCTAGCGAATCTTGTCGCAGGTCCTTTTATACTACTCGGCAAAGCAGCGTTTGCGGTGGGTTCCACATTAATAAAATTATCTGCTGGGTTGTTTAAGTTTGTCGGACAAATGGCGTTCAAGGGATTGGGGTTGCTCATAAACGCAGCGAAAGCAATTCGTTTGTTTATGTTGGGAACGTTTATTCCCGGAATGATTGGTGCTTTCAGTTCTATAATAACTGCTTTAACGCCAGTTGTAGTCGCAGCGGCACCGTTCGTTCTGATAGGTTTAGCGATAGGTGCTGCATTGTTTGGTCTTTATAAACTATTAGAATCTGTGACAGAAAACCTAGGATTTGATAGCATCGGGGATACTTTAAAATATGCTGTTTTAAAGTTGAAAGATGGATTATTCTCAGTAGTAAACTCTATACTCGGAATGTATAACGCACTCATAGGTTTTGTAAAAAAGGTTATAAAACTTGCGCCTGATTTTTTAGTACCCCCCTCCTTGAAAGAGTTTGCTAACAGCGGTGCCGGTGAAGCGAAAATGCTGGATACTAATTCGGCAGAAAGGTTTAAGGAATCAAAAAACAAGGAAAAGGAAGAAAAGGAAAAAAAGGAAAGGGAAGAAAAGGAAAAGGAAGAAGAAGATACCAACAAGCCAATGAATGCATATGAACGTGCAAAGGCAAGGGAAAATCGCGCAGAAGCAATGGCAGCAGGTGCTATGGCAGTGGACAAAGACGGCAATCCTGTTGATACTGGTGCTGCAGCAGCAGTTGATGCCGCTGCCGCGACGATATCTGACGAACGCGCTGCTCTACAAGAACAGATACGTGCACTTGACGCAAAGGTATATGACAGAGCGACTTATGAAGGTCTAAGCAAAGAAGAAAAGATTGCCAAGCGCAATGCGTTGATGGCAGAACTATCAGAACTCAGCGCGAAGAATAAAGAACTGCGCAATAAAGAAAATGCGGCATTTGCTGAAGTTGAAGCTGCTGAAAATTCTATGACCTTTGGCGGTGGCGATAATTTCTATGCTGGTACTGATGGCGATCTAGAAGATACCAGCGGCATGGTATTGAAGAGTTCTACTGGCGGAACTACTGTTACGGGTGGAGAAGAAACAACCACTGCCGTCAGTGCTGCTCAGTTAGAGAAGGATAAGAAAGATGTGTCCGCTGAGCAAGCACGCTTCAAAGCAGGGCAAGAAGCGTTCAAGCAAATGGCGCAAGAAAGATTAGTCGGTGCCAATGAGTTTATCATGGACGACGATCCTAGATATGCTGAACTGCAGAAACGAACTGAAGCAATAATGTCAGGAAAAAATCTGCAGGGTGTTGGTAAGATCGCTTCTTTGACGGGTCAACTGCAAGACGTAACTGCTCAGATTAAAGCAGCGACCAGCGCGGCATCTGGCGGAACATCAATCGTCGCCGCAACAAATAATAATGTGTCTAATGCTACCATCACCAATCAGACTACGATGCCGATGCCTCCATCAACTGATACTTCTGATCGGTACGCAAGTCAGTTTGGCGCGAGATAAAAAAACCCGCCGAAGCGGGTTTATACTACAAAGTGCCGATTAGTCTGCTTGCGCTAACTTTTGGAAGTAAGACATGGTATCGTCTTCATCTTCCACCTCAGCAATATCCTCAACGGACTTGGATACAGTAGGAACCTCAGGTTCTGCTGACTTTGGTTCTGGTGCCAACTCCTCTTCGATTTCTACTTGGTTCGAACGTGCCGTGCTTTCGCCAAGAACGTCCAGAAGTTTACGGTTCAGTTCAGCATAAGTCTTATATGCTTTGGGGTCAGTAAACTCGGCGAGAGAATAAAGTGCGTCTGCTACTTTCTCTTGCTTGCCTTCATCACCATCGAACAGAGCAGAGGAAGAACGGAACTCACTCTTATCATAGTTACGATAACCTTCTACCTTGCGAATCTTCAACACGAAGTCAGCGCCTCGGTCAAGGTCGAAAGGATTTACTGGTTGCTCATCGGGGAACGATGGTTGCATCAGATCCATGATCTTATCGAAGATCTTCTTACCGAACTCATAGAGAAATACTTTTCCATCATTATCAGGATTAGCGGGGTCGCTAACAACCATAATGTTGGAGACATAGTGCAGTCGACGCTTGCGCTGACGAACGATTTCCTGATTTTCTTTGGTTCCCGTTGCCCAGAGTTTGCTGTTCATCTCACCAAGCGGATCAGTTTGACCGATAGAAGTCAGAGACTTCTCGATATACCACTTACCAGTTGGTCCTTTGAACCCATGGTCCCAGTAACGAGTCCATGGAACTTCTGAGTCTGGCGCAGGAAGGAAACGAATAATAGCATAACCATTACCTGCCTTGTCGACGGTGGGTTTCCATTGGCGCTCATCGCTACCTGACTTCTGTTCGCCGCCAGATACCTTTTGCGCTTCTTCTACGAGTTTAGAGATGTCGAAGGACTTCGACTTGAGTTTAGAAAGATCCATATATTTTTTCCTTGTATACAGTGTGTAAGTTTTGTCCACGTAATCATAACGAACATCATATATTATACTGATTTAAAATCAGACGTCAATACTTTAGTCAAGGGGGAGTTCGTCCTCCTTTGGCATGAAGTTGAGGTTCATCGCTTCTACTCTAAGTTTCTCGCGAATGACATTAGAAGTGTATTTCTTGCAGTCCTCTACTTCAAGATTCACTTTATCACACAGATAGATGATAGCATCCATGTATGACATATTCTTATCAAGAACAGCGTCCTCTATCATCTTAGAGAATCGCTTTTTGTTTAAGAAGTTATCGCTCATAGGAGTTTCTTGATTCCATCATAAGATTTGAGTTTCGAGATATTAAAAGAGCGCCACTCCTTAATCTCAACGTCAAAGCAACGTATAACGTCAGGGTGTGATTTAGCAATCGCATTATAATCAGTCTGCGGTATCTTATCTTCAGGCATGACTTGATTAACCAGTGTTGCTCTCATCTCACGCAGTTCGCCGTCTTTCTTTTCAAATGAAAACTCGACGATACCTTTGCGCATCTCCTTGATGATCCACTCACGTGTTGGTTTATGATTCATAGTTTCCTCCATAATTTATCATATTGTATACTATTTAAAATCAAATGTCAAACACTATTTCTAACGGCAACATTCTCGGGAAGATTAATCTTTGAGTTCGCGTGTTTATGGTAGAGAACAAACTGAACGTCCGGAAACTCTTTAAAGATATGAAACCATATAGGTCGCCAGTTGTTTAGAAGACGGTGGTTGTTATTATTACTGCGATCGCTAGAAAGGACAACGTCAGTATATGACCGCATGTTGTGATCGAATATGGAATCGAAACCATACATATGAATCTCTGTTCCCTTCAACCTGTTGGCGGCATAATGCGTTGCCATGTGACCGCAGTTGAAGTTGGTTGCATTACCTGCATATTTAGGCACAGTCAAATAGAACTCTTTTATCAGCGGTGCCTTCTTGAGATAGAGCATAGGGTGGTTATCCATCCACACCTTTGGACGATT